CTGCATTAACAGGTGGTAAAGCAGCTAAAGTTGATAGAGATATTTTAAAAGGTAGACGAGATAAAAACAGAAGAGCAGATGGTAGAAAGAAAAAAACTAAAAGGAAAGCATAATGAAAAAAGCTAAAGCTAAAATTAAAAAAGTTATGAAAGGTTTACAAAAAGCCTCAAAGACACATGCTGGCCAAGCAAAAACTTTAGGTAGTATAATTAATAAAAAAAAGAAAAAGAAAAGTAAAAAAAATGCCTCTTACTAAAAAAGGAAAAAAGATAATGAAGTCTATGAAAAAAAGTTATGGTAAAAAAAGAGGTGAACAGATTTTTTATGCAACTAAAAATAAAGGTAAAATAAAAGGCGTAGATACTAAAAGGAAAAAATAATGGCTTTAGAAGTTGAACTAGATAAAAAAAATTTAGAATTTACCGATGATAAAGGTAAAAAAGTTAAAGTAGAAGTTGATACTGATTTAACAGATAAAGAAGAAGAAGCTTTTGAATCAGATCATCATTCTAATTTAGCAGAAGAATTAACAGATCAAGAAGTCAATAGTGTTGGTAGAGATTTAGTTAAAGCTTATCAAGATGATAGATCATCAAGAAAAGATTGGGAAGATCAATATTCTAAAGGTCTTAAAATGTTAGGTGTAGTTGTAGAAGATAGACAAGATCCTTTCCCGGGAGCTTCTGGTGTACATCATCCGTTAATGGCAGAGGCAGCAACTCAGTTTCAAGCAAGAGCAATAGCAGAACTTTTTCCATCTGGAGGTCCAGTAAAAACACAAGTAATAGGTAAATCTTCTAATAAAAAAATAGAGCAAGCACAACGTGTTCAAGATTTTATGAATTGGCAAGTAACAAATCAAATAAAAGATTATTTTAACGAACTAGATCAATTATTATTTTATTTATCATTAGCTGGTTCTGCTTTTAAAAAAATTTATTTTGATAATTCTTTAGATAGAATATGCTCTGTATTTGTACCAGCAGAAGATTTTGTAATTTCTTATGATAATACAGATTTAGAAACATCAGAAAGATATACTCAAGTTATGAAACTATCTCGAAACGAGATTAAAAGACGACAGATAGAAGGATTTTATAAAGATGTACCTTTAAGTAAAACTGAAACAACTTCTAATCAAGGCGGTACTGTAGAACAAACAATGGAAAGATTACAAGGTATGACACCAAGTATGTCGGATAAGATACATACAATATTAGAAATACATGCAAATTTAGATTTAGGTGAAGATGAAAATGGTTTAGCTTTACCTTATATTGTTACAGTAGACCAAGATAGTACAGTTGTTTTAGCAATTAGAAGAAATTGGAAAGAAGATGATCCACTTAAAAGAAAAAGAACTTATTTCATACATTATAAATATCTTCCTGGTTTAGGTTTTTATGGTTTCGGCCTAATCCAAATGATCGGCGGTCTGCAACATGCAAGCACTGGAGCACTTCGTGCTCTACTAGATTCAGCTGCCTTTGCCAACCTCAATGGAGGATTTAGAGCTAAAGGAGCAAGAATAGAAGGTGGAGATATAACTGTTTCACCTGGTGAATGGGTAGAAGTCGAAGCCTATGGCGATGATCTTAGAAAGAGTTTTATCCCTCTTCCTTTCAAGGAACCATCGCCTACTCTCTTACAGCTTTTAGGCGTTTTAACTGAATCAGGAAGACGTTTTGCATCAATAGCGGATGCAATGATTGGTGATTCCGCTGGTTCCGGACCAGTTGGAACCACCATCGCTTTGATAGAACAAGGATCTAAAGTATTTAGTGCCATACATAAAAGATTACATCAAGCACAAGGTAGAGAATTTAAATTAATTTATGAATTAAATGGAGAGTATCTAGATGATGAATATCCATATGATGTTATAGGAGAAAAGAAAATTATTAGAAGAAAAGATTTTAGTGAATCAATTGATGTAATACCAGTAAGCGATCCTAATATTTTTTCACAAGCTCAAAGAATAGCTTTGGCACAAACAGGTTTACAATTAGCTCAATCTTCACCAAACATTATTAATGTAAAAGAAGCAACAAGAAGATTTTTACAAGCTTTAAATGTTCCAGAATATAACGAGCTAATGATAGAAGATGAAGAAACACCAAGACGAGATCCTGTATCAGAAAATATGGCATTGTTAAATGGTAAACCAATTAAAGTTTTTGAAGATCAAGATCATCAAGCTCATATTATAGTACATCAACAATTTATAAATGATCCAAGATTTGGCGGTAATCCACAAGCTAAAGAAGTTTTATATCCATCAATGATGGCTCATATTGGACAACATATGGCATATTTATATCAACAACAAATGCAAGCTCAAGTACCAGAGGGTATGCCTACCTCTTCTGGAGAATTTAATAAAGAAATGAATGATGAACCTAGTCAAGAAATAAATATTGAACAAGAAAATAGAATTGCTGCTGCAGCAGCACAAGCGGCACAAGGTTTAATGGGATCTATGCCACCAAGTCCAGAGCAACAAAAAGAACAAATGCAAATGCAAAAAGATGCTGCACAATTACAATTAAAAGCAGAAGAATTAAATATTAGAAAGGCTAGATTTGCAGAAGGTGTTAAAGATAAGGAAAGAACACAATCTAGAAAAGATGCGGAAGTAAAAGCTAAAATTGTTGAAACAGCTTCAAGAGTTGCAAAACGTGATAAATAATGGCTGACCCTAAAAAAGGAACAGGAAAAAAACCAAAAGGTTCTGGTAGGAGATTATACACAGACGAAAATCCTAAAGATACAGTTGGCATAAAATTTGCTACACCAGCTGATGCACGTAGAACTGTTGCTAAAGTTAAAAGAATTAAAAAACCTTTTGCACGTAAAATACAAATTTTAACTGTAGGAGAGCAAAGAGCTAAAGTTATGGGTAAAACTAAAGTTGCTTCTATATTTAAAAAAGGAAAAGAAGCAATTAGAAAGAAAAGAAAAAAGTAATGGCAGTAAATAACGATAGAATTAGACAAGCTAAAAAATATTTAGAAAATAAAAAAATTTCTATAAAACATGTAAAACCTAGATTGTTTGCTATTGCTGCTAATAGTTTACAAAAAAATTTTGATGAAACATTAGAATTTTTAACAGATCACATAGATGGAACTACTACTACAAACGATAAAGAATCAAATAAAAAAGTATAAAACAGAATTAGGTAACAATTTGTTAACTAAAGATGTAGAAACTTTACATGATTACAAAAAAATACATGGAATGGCACAAGGTTTAGATAAAGCTCTAGAAATTATTAATGAAACAATTAAAAAATATCAGGAAGGAGATATAGAAGAAGATGATAAGTAATGAACAATGGGCAACAGATGATTCAATTGAAACACCAAAAGAAGTTCCACAACCTGCTGGTTATAGAATATTAATTAGGCCAAAAGGTAGTATAGATAAAACTAAAGGTGGAATATATTTACCTGATTCTAATAAAGAAATGCAAAGCTTGTTAAATTCTGTAGGAAAAGTAATAGCTTTAGGTCCAGAGTGTTATCAAAATAGAGAACCTTGGTGTAAAGTAGGTGATTGGGTAATTTACGGTAGATATGCTGGTGCAAAAATATCTGTACAAAAAGTTAAAATGGTGTTAATAAATGATGATGAGGTACTTGCAACAATTAGCAGCCCTGAAATAGTATCTCAACAAATATAATACGATAAATCAGGTTATCGACAACATAGGAGTTACTATGACAATACAAGAAGAAAAAGATCAGAAAGAATTAGAAGTAAAAATAGAAGATAATGATGAAAAGGAAGTAGAAGTTCCTAAAAATCCTATCGATGATCTTGTTGAGAAAGCAGAAGATGAGGAAGAAAAAGAAAAAAGTACAGATAAGTCGTTTGAAAATGAAGTTAAAAATGACGTAGAAACAAAAAAAACTGTACCATATTCAGAAGATGCACCATATTCTGAGCGAGTTCGTAAGAGAATAGCAAAAGAAGTGGCTAAAAGAGCAGAAGCTGAACAAAGAGTAGTAGATTTGGAAGAAAAACTTGCTAATCTAGAAAAAAGAACACTTGACATTGGTTCTAAATCATTAAAAAATCAATATCAAGGTGTATCATCACGTTTAAAAGAAGCAATTGAAACAGGAAATACTGACGAACAAGTAAAATTGTACGAACAAATGTCAGATATTCGTGCTCAAATGACAAAAATAGATGATACTAAAATAGAAGAACCATCAAAAAGTAAAAAACCTGCAAAAACACCACCTTTAGCTGCAGATTGGGTAAAAGAAAATAGCCAATGGTTTAATAAACCTGGTTATAGAAAAGAAACAGCTATGGCATATGGTATTGATGCAGAATTAACAGAAGAAGGCTGGGATGTTAATGATCCAGATTATTATACAGAAATGGATAAAAGATTAAAAGCATCTAAATTACCTTTTTTTGTTAAAGATGAAGAAAGTTCTTCTCAAACAAGTAAAAATGTAGTACAAAAAAACAACAGAGTGCAATCTCCAGTTGCTGGTGTATCTCGTAAAAAAGTTGCAGATAGCAATAGAGTAAAGCTCACTTCTGATGACCTTGATACCGCAAGACAATTTGGTATCGATATAAATGATGAAGCGGCACTAAAACGGTTTGCGAAAGAAGTAAAAACTTTTGCAACCAATACGTGAACATAGGAGCACGACATGAATGATAATAAAATAAAACACGAAACTAGAGCTGAAGAAGCAAAGGTTTCACAATGGCGCCCTAGTAATTTATTAGAGGCACCTGAACCAAGAGCTGGCATGAAACAAAGATGGATTGCTACTATGGTTTTAGGTGAAGAAACGCCAACAAACGTTGCTAAACGATTGAGAGAAGGTTGGGTACCTAGAGACATTAAAACCGTCCCTAATATCAAACATTTTCCAACGATAGAACATGGTAAGTTTGCTGGTTATATAGGTATAGAAGGAATGGTACTCTGTGAAATGCCAGAAGAAATGGTAAATGAACGTAATATGTATTACGCACAAATGACTGAAAATCTAATGAGATCAGTTCAAGCAGACATTCACAAGGTAGAACAGCCAGGAAATCCTATTACTAAGACCTTTAAGACTGAAGTTACTAGAGGAGGCTTTAAAGAGTAACAATAAATAGGAGTCAATTATGGCAAACACTAATGCACCTAATGGTTTTGTACCAATTAGGCATTTAACTGGTGGTGTTATAAGACCTCAAGAGTATGCTATCGCTAATGGCCTTGCGGCTAATTTAGCAAGTGGTGATTTAGTTACGATGACGACAGACGGAACTATCATCAGGGGAACAGCTGGCGGAACTGCGCTAGGTGTTTTTTATGGCGTTGAGTATCAAGATAACACAACAGGGGATGTAAAATTTGTTAAAGTTTGGAACTCTGGAACTACAGTAAAAGCTAACACTGCGGTGAAAGCTTATGTATATGATGATCCAAACATTACATTCCAAGTACAGTGCAATGGTACTTTTGCAACAGCTAACGTAGGTGAGCTTGCAAATGTTACTATTGGAACATTTAACTCAACATATGGTCATTCGACAGACGAACTTGATATTTCTACTTTAGCTACAACTGCTAAAGTTTTAAGAATATTAAGACTTGTTGATATACCAAATAACGATGCAGGCGCGGATGCGAAAGTGGAAGTTGTAATAAGCAACCACTTATATGGCACTCGACAAGCAGGCGTATAATCATAGGAGATAAATAACATGCCTTTAAATAGAGCACTATTTACCAAACAGCTCAATCTAGGTTTAAATACCGTGTTTGGTATGGAATATGATAGATACCCTGAACAGTGGAGAGCTATCTATTCAGTCGAGCAATCACAAAAAGCATTCGAAGAAGATGTACAAATGATCGGATTCGGTGCTGCACCAACTAAAGCTGAAGGTGCCATGATCAATTATGAAAGTGGCAGAGAAGGCTTTGTCTCAAGATATGTCCATGAGACTGTAGCTTTAGCATTTTCTATTACAGAAGAAGCTGAAGAAGATGGTCTATATGGTTCTCTAGGAGCAAAATATGCTAGAGCACTTGCAAGATCAATGCAACATACTAAAGAGATCAAAGGTGCAAACATCCTAAACAATGCAACTAGCGCATCGCAATTAGGTGGCGATGGCAAGACTTTACTTGCTACAGATCACCCACTTGGCGGCGGTGGAACAGCATCTAACAAACTTGCTACAGCAGCAGATTTAACTGAGACTTCACTTGAATCTCTTTTAATTCAAATCTCTGAAGCAGTTGATGATAGATCAATTCCAATTGCATTAACTGGACAAAAACTAATAGTACCACCTTCTTTGGTGTTTATTGCGGAAAGAGTTCTTAAATCTAATTTAAGACCTGGAACTGCAGATAATGACATCAATGCAATGAGAAGTATGGGTATGATACCAGGAGGAGTAATTGTTAACCAAAGATTAACAGATCCTGATGCATATTTTATTATGACTGATTGCCCAGATGGTATGAAACACTTTGTAAGAGCACCAATCAAAAAAGCTGTAGAAGGCGATTTTGAAACTGGTAATCTAAGATACAAAGTTAGAGAAAGATATTCTTTCGGTTTTACAGACTGGAGAAGTATCTACGGTTCAGAAGGAGCTGCATAATAATTAAACATTTGTTAGGCGTAGTAATACGCCTAACAATCCCTAGACTGCGAAAGCAGACTACAAAGGAGGTAGACTATGGGAAAAACTACATTTTCGGGACCAGTTTTAGCTGGTACTATCAATGAAACAACTGGTAGTACACTTGGAGCTAATGTTAAAAATACTGGTCACGTAACAATGGTACAAAGTAAAGATGTTGCAATTACTGGTGCTTCAGCAAATACAAATATTGCTGTAATACCTGCTAATTCTCAAATCTTATTTGTACACGTAGATGTAACTGAAGTATCTAATGATACAAATGCAGCTACATTTTCTGTTGGAACAACTTCGAATGCTACAGCATTTACTGCTGCAAATAATGCTAAAGCTTTAGGTAGATCATCACAATCTTCTGCTGCTTTAGGTTTAATGGCAAACGTAGGAGCTTCTGATATGAAAATTGTAGGTGTATTTACTGGAACAGATGGTGATGGTACTACAGGTGCTATTACAACTACTGTTGCATATTCACAAGATAATTCGTTACAAAGAACATTTACAATAGTATAATTTAATTGTGGGCCTTAGGGCCCACTTTAAAAGAGGTAAATATGTTTGAGAATTTAAGAGAAAAAGGCGAAGCACTTAGAAATCTTTTTAAAAAAGACAAAGATAAAGATGATGAAAAAGATGAAAGTATAGTAGATAAAACTGTAGAAGTTGTTGAAGCTAGAGATAAAGAAGCAGAAAAGACAGATGTTGAAAAATTATTATTAGGTAGAACAGAAGATACAGCAGAAACTGAAAGTATTATAGATGTATTAAAAAAAGAAGAAGCAGAAAAAAAAGAAGAAAAAGACGATGATTTAGATAAAAAATTAAAAAACATAGAGAAAGTTTTAGAAACTTTTGGTGATAGTCCAATTGGAAAAACACCTAAATCACCATTCTCTGAAAAAGATATAATTAAAATTAATGAACCAGTAGATTTTTCTGCATTAATGGCCAAAGATTTTATTAGTCCATTTTTGCTAAATAAACCTAGTAGCCAAAGCAATAGAGTTGAGTTACTATATGAAACATTAAAAAAACAAAACTTAATATAGGAGAATAATATGGCAACAGATTTACAAGTAGCATTTACAAGTAATACTTCAGGAGCACAAGAATTGTTTGGTGGACCTACTAGATTAAAAGCTTTTATTATTACACCAACAGCTAGTGCAGGGACTGTAGTTTTTTCTGATGGCGGATCTAGTAAATTCACTGTAGCAACTGCAGCTAGTGCAGCTGGAGGACCAGTTAATATTGGACTACCTGCTGATGGTGTAAAGTTTAGCTCTAATTTACAAGCCACACTAACTAATGTTGCTGGTGTAACTACTTTTCATGGATAATAAATGGCTACATCAAATACAGCTACATTTAACTTAACAGTTATCT